TTTATGACGCTTGCTACGAATCCCTTGTTCCTGGTTCTATTCCTGCTGCTGTCCTCGTTCTTGCTAAGTATCAATACCAGGGGGCGTTTGTAGCAGATCAGGAAATCAACATGCTTGCCTGCCTCACAGAGATTATGGTAGAATGCGAATTCAAGTGAACTTCGCACAATGAACTCAGCGCAACTGTGCCAAACTCAAGCATGGAAGATCTTCAAGGATAAACTCTGGACGGATCTTTATCATATGGAACTTGATTATCATTGGATGGACAAGGAGTCTTGGATAAAGGCAGGATGTCCAGAACCACCTCACCCTAAAGAAGGTGGTGTGTTAATCAAATGTGCCTATTGTGGGTGGTATGGTGAAAATACTTCTGAGAGGTATTTTGTTTTAGAACATGTAAATCCAGTCTTTGCTTTTCCTGAGTTGTGTTTTGATAAAGGAAATATTGTGATTGCATGTAATCATTGTAATGAATTCAAAGGAGGTACTATCTTACATGGAACAGTTGCTGAAATCGTATCAAAGTGGAGGAAAGAAATAAAAGATGCAAAATTCAAACCTAAGCGAAGAACAATTAGAGCACGAAAGGTGCGTGGATGATGACTATAATGTAATCAACCATTACTACCGTGCTAAATATTGGCACCCCGATATTCCATTCTTTCTTCAAGATGAAAAAGGGGACACCTATGAATTCGGCTGGAGTCTGATTTACCAGTACATTGAGAAATTGACTAATGACTAAACCAACCCCCAGACAAAAGAAATCCAGAACTTATTACTACTTCTGGAGTTTCATGGCACTTACAGTATTCTTTGGACAACTATATGTTGGATATGGATACCGTCTTATGCATGGAAGTATGCTAGATTTACTTGATAAAGTTGATGGAGTTCTGCTCCATGTTGAAGAACCAAAAAGAAATCTCCTTTGATTATGATTGACTCAAGACTGTTCCGTATTGTTACGGGTGAAGAAGTGGTTGCAGAACTACTTTCTGAAGATGACACTACTGTGACCATTCAAAATGCCCTTGTAGTTTTTCCAACACCTCAAGGTGTTAACTTTGGACCTTGGGTTACAGTAATCTCAAAAGAGAAACCTGAAGTTGTCTTAGAAAAAAAGAATATTATCTACATGGTTGATGTTGACGTAGATGTCCAGAAGAAATATAATCAACTATTCGGAAGTAAACTAGAACTTCCTGATGAAAAGAAACTGATTCTCTGATATGCAGTTAAGTGAAAGTGATGCAGTATATGCTGCAGATAAATTCATCAATTACTTTTCCAATATGGATCGTATTGATGAGTATCTTCGTAATGTAAAGATTGAGAGAGTTCTCAATCGCAGTCCCCTTTCTCAGTTCTATGAGGAAGAGGATACCCATGGGATGTTCACTGCATTTGACATGCATCCCGAAGAGATGGATATCGTTTGTTATGAGGCCAAAGATCTTAAGAAAGTTTCAGGTCGGGTTTCTGGTATTCGCTCTGTCAAAGAGTTCAATGAAAAACTTCAGATTACCACGTCTCACGCGATTGAGGATTCTGTTCCTGGAAAGTCTCTCAAGTGGATGGTTGTGGAGAAAAATACGAATACGATTCTTGGTTTCTGTCGTTTTGGTTCCCCTACAATTAACTCTCGACCTCGCAATCTATGGCTTGGTACGACTCCTGATCTCAACATCTTCAATAGACATGCGATCATGGGTTTCATTATCGTACCTACGCAGCCTTTTGGCTATAATTACCTGGGTGGTAAGTTGCTTGCGATGTTGTGTTGTACACATGAGGTCAGGGAGATTTTGAACTCGAAGTATGATGCAAATATCTGTCACTTTGAAACCACATCACTCTACGGTTCTACAAAGAGTGCATCCCAGTACGATGGTTTGAAACCCATCATGCGTTACAAGGGTTTGACTGATAGTAACTTTACTCCTCTCCTTCATGATCACATCTTCAAGGATCTGAATCAGTGGTTTATTGAACGCAATGATGGTAAGTCCCTTGTCAAACTCGATGCGTCTAGTCGCAAACTGAAGACACAACAGAAGATGATTGCAACAATCAAGAAGTGTCTTCCCTCAGACAAAGTACAGGAGTTTGTTGATGCAATCGCTGGTGCTACCTCACTGACTGAGAAGAAACGTACATACTTCTCTGACTATGGTTTTGCAAACACCCGTGAAGTTCTCCTTGGTGAAGATACTGAACTGGTTGAGAATCCTCAGAACTATGAAAAGTTCTACATGGAGAACGTTGTTGCAAAGTGGAAAAAGATGGCCTCAAAACGATACAACAAACTCAAGACCGAAGGTAATCTTCGTACAGAACTTGAGGTATGGACCAAAGATATGGACATCGATATTATTCGATGAAATTTTGGGATATATGGAAGTATGCATTAGGAAGTTTCAGTGACGACAAGACAGCTCCTTATGACAATTACGTTGCTGGCATACGCACCGTTATTTTTGTGTCTTACATGGTTACCAACATTTTTATTATTAGTGGAGTGATTAGACATTGGAACTCAAAGACTGGCTCAACTCAATCAATCTCAACAAGAGGAATCTCATCGAAGAAGATCCAGACTGTAGAAAAGAATATCCACCATTCATCGTCAACAAATGTCTTGCAGGACACGTCGATACGGTCTTGTATGCCAATGAGATGAACATGTCACATCATATCGATAAAGACATGCAATACGAATTCTTTCTAAATAGTGTGAGGAAACGGAAGAGATTCTCTCCCTGGCTCCGAAAGGATAAAGTCAAGGACCTTGATGTAGTTAAATCTTACTATGGTTATAGTAATGAAAAAGCGCAACAAGCCCTCCGCATTTTATCACCTGAACAAATTGAATTTATTAAGTCTAAACTTGAGACTGGAGGAAAGAAATGAGTGTTGCGGAACCCGAAGTCCGTTGGACACCTGATCAAATGGTAGAGGTGACTCTACGTGAACCTGACGACTTTCTCAAGGTGCGTGAAACCTTGACCCGTATCGGAGTTGCATCTCGCAAAGAGAAGAAACTCTATCAATCATGCCATATCCTGCACAAACAGGGTAAGTATTTTATCGTTCACTTCAAAGAGTTGTTTGCTCTTGACGGTAAGAAGGCCAATCTGACGGTGAATGATGTTCAACGTCGTAATCGAATCACTAATCTTCTTTGTGATTGGGGCCTGATTGATGTTGTTGACGAGACCCGTGTTGCAGAGGTTGCTCCTCTGAATCAAATTAAAGTTCTTGCTTACAAAGAAAAACATGAGTGGGCTTTGGAAACAAAGTACAACATCGGTAAGAAAAAGAAAGCAGAGGAAACCGAATAAATAAATGTGAGTCTTTCGTGCAGACTCTACGATTGTCGGAAACCCCCATAAGGAGATACGGTTCTTACTGTATCTCCTTTTTTCGTTTTATGGTTAAATAGTATTGGATGCCTTCGGGGTCCACACAATACAAACTCGCTTTCAAAGGAGCTAAAACCATGACCGGCCTTCAAAGGTGGCGTGCTGCAGACCTGCCTGCGCTCGTAGATCGTATAAATAAGTACAGTATCGGACTTGATGATTATTTTGATCGTCTCGCGGAGCTGAACGGGACTCAAAACAGTTATCCTCCATACAATCTAGTTCAGGTAAGCAACGTCGAATATCGACTTGAACTAGCACTAGCAGGATTCAAAAAAGAAGATGTCAAAGTTTACACAGAGCACGGAAGGCTCTTTGTCGATGGGAAGAAAGACGGTGACGAACATCCCCCAGAATACCTCCATCGAGGACTGGCTCAACGATCTTTCTCCAGAGCTTGGAATTTATCAGATCAGACGGAAATTAGATCAGTTACATTTGAGGATGGGTTACTTTCAGTAACTCTTGGTAAGGTTGTTCCTGATCACCACCACCGTAAAGATTACCTCTAAATAATTTCGCCTGCGTGCCATGCAAATGGGGCTTGCCCTTTCGGGTGGCCCCTTTTATAATTTTGAAAAACTATGTCTGTATCACTCCTTGTTTTAAAATCTGGCGAAGAAATTATCGCCGATGCTAAAGAACTAGTTTTGGAAGAGAAGGTTGTTGGATTTGAATTGACACAACCACAAGTTCTTTCTCTTTCTAGAGCCTCAACTCTTACAGAAGAGGCTGATAAAGTTAGTGTGAATTTTTCTAAATGGCAGATCTATTCTGAGGATACTGTCTATAGAATTCCTGCTGACTGGGTAGTCACTCTCTGCACTCCCCTTGAAACATTGAAACAATCTTACGAGGCCAAAGTAAATGAACGTCCAGTGTCTACTCTTTCAGAATGACCTTGTGGTCATTGCTGAAGTTATTGAAGTGATGTCTGAGATCGGTGATCCCGATTGCAAACTTGTGAAACCCTTCAGGATCCTGGGTCGTCATGAAGCCCCAGATATGTCACCTGAAGAAAGAATTCAACCATGGTTGGACTTTACGGAACAGTCTGATATAATGGTGAGGTCATCGGACATTCTCACGTTCGTTGAACCAGCGCCTCAGTTGCTGGCCCATTACAGGACACTTATTGATTGATGAGATTTTATACAAACGTTCAGATGGTCGGGGACCAAATTCTTGTTCGGGGATATGAAAACGGTAGACGTTTCATGAACCGCGAGTCTTTCAACCCGACTCTTTTTGTGCCTGCAAAAGGTAAGAGTAAATTCAAAACTCTTGAAGGTGAGTATGTAAGTCCTGTACAACCTGGTTCTATTCGAGAGACACGCGACTTCATCAAGAAGTATGATGGTGTCGATGGATTCAAGATTTTTGGATTTGAACGTTTCATTTATCAATATATCGCTGATAATTATCAGGAAGATAATATTGATTTTGATATGTCAAAGATCAATCTGATCACCATTGATATTGAGACCAAGGCTGAGTATGGATTCCCAGATGTGGAGTCTGCTGCTGAGGAGATGCTCCTGATTACCATTCAGGACTTCAATACGAAACAGATTATCACCTGGGGTGTTGGTCCGTTTGTGAACAATCAGGAGAACGTTGACTATCGTCAGTTCTCTGATGAGAAGGCCATGTTGAATGGATTCATTCACTGGTGGATCGAGAACACCCCTGACGTGGTGACAGGGTGGAACTGTGAGTTCTTCGATCTCCCGTACCTGGCAGGACGCCTGGCGAGGGTCCTAGGGGACAAACTGATGAAACGTTTGTCACCTTGGGGTCTGGTGACAAGACAGGAAATCTTTGTGATGGGCCGCAAGAACTTCTGTGTGGATGTGGGTGGTGTGGCCATCCTTGACTACATGCGTCTGTATCGGTGGTCTCCTGGTACTCCTAATCAGGAATCGTTTCGTCTTGATTACATCGCACAACAGGAACTGGGTCAACAGAAACTAGACCACAGTGAGTTTGATACCTTCAAAGATTTCTACACTAATGGGTGGCAGAAGTTTGTTGAGTACAACATCGTTGACGTGGAACTGGTTGACCGTTTTGAGGACAAGTTGAAACTGATTGAACTTGCTCTTACGATGGCTTATGATGCCAAGGTGAACTATCAAGACATCTTCTTCCAAGTTCGTCTTTGGGATTGCATCATCTATAACTATCTTAGGAAGAAGAATATCGTTATCCCTCCTAAGGAAAGGTCTGAGAAAGATGAAAAATACGCAGGAGCATACGTCAAGGAACCGATTCCTGGAAAGTATGATTGGGTTGTCAGTTTTGACCTTAACTCTCTGTACCCTCATCTTATTATGCAGTACAATATCTCCCCAGAGACCCTCCTTGAGGAGAGACACCCCACTGCGACTGTTGATAAAATCCTGAACGAAGATCTCACGTTTGAGTTGTACAAGAACAATGCGGTTTGTGCCAATGGCGCAATGTATCGCAAAGACGAACAGGGATTTCTCCCTGAGTTGATGCAAAAGTATTATGATGAACGTGTCATCTTCAAGAAGAAGATGATTCAAGCCAAGAAAGATAATGAGAAGACGCCATCTATTGCTCTACAAAAAGAGATCGCCAGATGTAACAACATTCAAATGGCGAAAAAGATTTCTCTTAACTCTGCTTATGGTGCTATTGGTAATCAATACTTCCGATATTACAAACTGGCTAATGCAGAGGCTATTACCCTGAGTGGTCAGGTTTCGATTCGTTGGATCGAGAATCGTATGAATGGATACCTAAATAAACTCTTGTCAACGGAAGAAGTCGATTATGTTATCGCATCTGACACTGACTCGATCTATCTTAATCTCGGACCTCTTGTTACTAAATTTCTTAGTGCTAAGTCTGACGATAAAACAGCAGTTGTTTCGTTACTTGATAAGATCTGTCAGGACAAGTTGGAACCATTCATCGAACAATCTTATCAGGACCTTGCGGATTATGTTCAGGCATATGAACAAAAAATGATCATGAAACGTGAGAATATTGCTGATCGTGGTATTTGGACTGCTAAGAAACGATACATTCTCAACGTGCATGACTCTGAAGGTGTTCGATATGCGGAACCCAAACTGAAGATCATGGGTATCGAGGCCGTGAAGTCTTCGACTCCTGCACCTTGTCGTCAGGCCATTAAGGATGCACTCAAGGTGGTGATGAAAGGTACGGAAGATGAGGCGATTGACTTCATTGAAAACTTCCGAAAAGAATTCAAGAGTCTTCCTCCCGAAGATATTTCATTTCCACGCTCTGTCAGTGAAGTAACTAAGTACAAGAGTAATCGTGGTATCTATGAAAAAGGAACCCCCATTCACTGTCGTGGTGCTCTACTCTTCAATCACCATGTGAAGCGTCTTGGGTTGGAAGGTAAATACTCTTTGATTAAGAATGGAGAGAAGATCAAGTTCTGTTATCTTCGCAGCCCTAATCCTATTCATGAGAACGTCATGTCGTTCATTCAGGATTTCCCCAGGGAACTAGGACTGGAGAAGTATGTTGATTATGATCTTCAATTTGAAAAATCTTTCCTTGACCCCTTGAAAATTATCCTAGATGTGATAGGATGGGGCGTGGAAAAAACCGTAAACCTGGAATCATTCTTCCTATGAAAGACCAAAACACAATCCCAGACGGTGAAACCAAAAGAGACAAATGGAATCGCGGTCTGGATATTTTTATTGAATCTGTAATTGAACCAGATCCTGCACTCAGATCTTGTGCTCACAATCAAAAATGTTATCATGAACTGATGGATGTTCGTGAAAACGTTCTTCAATATCTTAAAACTTTGAGGTGGAACTGAATGGATTTTCTGAAAGATATCGTAAAGGAGATTGGCGGTGAATACACCCAACTCGCCTCAGAGATTGACGAGTCTGAAACTTATGTGGACACGGGTTCGTACATTTTTAACGGACTTGTTTCAGGGAGTGTATTTGGTGGTGTATCTGGGAATAAGATTACTGCCATTGCTGGCGAGTCTAGCACTGGAAAAACTTTTTTCTCCCTTGCTGTCGTCAAGAACTTTCTGGATTCTAATCCTGATGGTTACTGCCTCTATTTTGACACTGAGGCTGCTATTACCAAATCTCTCATTGAATCTCGCGGTATTGATACCAGTCGTCTGATTGTTGTAAATGTTGTTACAATTGAGGAGTTTAGAGGTAAAGCTCTGAAAGCCGTGGATATATACCTTAAGAAACCAGAGGATGAACGCAAACCCTGTATGTTTGTGTTAGACTCTCTCGGTATGCTGTCCACAGAGAAAGAGATTACTGACGCACTGAACGATAAACAAGTTCGTGACATGACCAAATCTCAACTGGTCAAAGGTGCCTTCCGTATGATTACTCTGAAACTGGGACAAGCCAAAATCCCAATGATCGTAACTAATCATACCTATGATGTCATCGGTGCTTATGTCCCTACAAAAGAAATGGGAGGAGGCAGTGGCCTCAAGTATGCAGCAAGTACAATCATCTATCTCTCAAAGAAAAAAGAGAAGGATGGCACAGAAATCGTCGGAAATCTTATCAAGGCTAAGACTGCTAAGTCGCGTCTAAGTAAGGAGAACAAAGATGTTACGGTGCGTCTTTATTACGATGAGCGTGGTCTTGATCGTTACTACGGTCTTCTTGAACTCGGTGAGATTGGCGGCC